ACGAAATAGAAGCTAAACAAATTAAAAGAAATCAGTAATGAGCCAACAAGGAACAAGATCGTTCTACCAAATAACAGATACGATAAAAACCCAACTATTGGAGGACCCAAATTGTAACACAGTTACGTTCGGTAATATAACGGATATAGATTTAAGTAAGCAAACTATTTTTCCACTATCACACGTAATGGTAAACAACGTTACCTTCTTAGATAATGTAGTTAGTTTTAACATAAGTGTTCTCTCTATGGACTCAGTTGATCAGAGTAAACAAGAAACAGTAGATCAATTTGCAGGGAACAACAATATGCAGGATGTATTGAATACACAGTTAGAAGTACAGAACAGACTATTTATTGAAATGAAGCGTGGTAATTTATACTCAAGCAGCTACCAAATTACAAGTACTCCAACTTGTGAACCATTTATTGACAGATTTGAAAACCTAGTAGCAGGATGGGCATCAACATTTGATGTAATAACTAATAATGATATATCTACGTGCGACTAGAAAACACACAGAAGGTCTTAGAGGCTTTTAAAAACTTTGTTATACAACAATCTAGGTCAAGATTAACTAAGGCAGGTAAGAAGGCTACAGGGGATCTATATAATCAGCTAGAAGGACAAGTTAAGGAGATGAACAATAGTATCTCTGTTAAATTTGATATGCCATACTACGGTATGTTTCAGGATAAAGGAGTTAGCGGAACGAAACAAAAATATAACACTCCGTTTAGTTATGGATCTAAGATGCCACCTATTAAGGCTCTAGCAGATTGGGCTAAACTAAAAAACATAAGACTAAGAGACAGTAAGGGAAAATACACTAAAGGAAATTATAATACTATAGGATTTTTATTTGCTAGAAGCATACAGAAAAAAGGAATCAAGCCTTCGTTATTTTTTACTAAGCCATTTGAACAAGGATTTGAAAAACTACCTAAAGAATTGATTGAGGCTTTTGGATTAGACATAGAAGACTTTTTTGATTACACACTAAAGAAATAAAATATGAGTACTAAAATAAATGTAAGAAGTCCATTCTATTTAAAATATGATGAACCTGCATTACCAAGTGTAGCTTTAACCTGTACATTGATTAATTTACAATTAGCAGGAGTTAATATGTTTGGTGATGTTCAGCTTCCAAGTACTGATTATGGAGACATAGCTTCTTACACTTCAAGTGATAGTGGTTTTGTGGATGGTAGATATGCAACCGTTGGAACTGCAACAAATAGAACAATAGTTTTTAAAATTAGTATTCCCACAAACTTTTCAAACGCTTCAGATGACACCATAGACTGTAGTGTTACTGTTTCACAACCTGCTCTTGTTTGTTCTGGTGGTGTTACATTAAATGGAACTGTTCCGAATCAAGCATTAGATACAGGTGGGGATTCAGTTAGTATAAATTTAGCGTCTTATTTTACAGCAGGTAGTGATCCTATTGCTGCTTATAATGTTACAAACAACAATCTCGATTATTTTCAACATTCTATAGACGGAAGCACTATAACAATATTTTCACAAAATAAAGCAGGAGTTAAAAAATTATATGTTGAAGCAACAGATGGAGAAATTGCAACTTGTGATGCTACTCAGCCAATACAAATAACAACCACATCTCAAATAGCTTACGATTGTAATGATACTTATTTTTCTGGTGGTTCTATAGCACAAAACGGAACAATAGTAAATCCAATTTTAAGCGGAACAATTACAGCTATAAGAAGTTCAAGCGGTGGTTCTGCAATAACAAGCTATCCAGCAAATACAACTGGAAGTGCAAGAAATGTTACCTTATATTTTCTCATAACAGTTCCAACTGGTTACAGTAATACTTCTGGAAGCATAGAATGTAGTAAACTATTTTCACAACCTACAGCATCGCTTCCGACTTTTACTTGTTCCCTTGCAGCACTAACAAATCAATCAATTACTTCTTTTGGTTCAATAGGAAAAGGCATTGCTAATATAGGAACAATAACAGCTTTTAGTCCAATAGGATTTGATGCAGTAACTCAAGACACTTCAAGAAATGTAGATTTTACGGTTACTGTTCCCTCAAGTGGTTATTCAAATAGTGGTGGTTCACCGCTTACTTGTACAATTGCATTAACACAACCTGCCAACGTTCCAGTCGTAGGAACAAAACAATGGTATATAGCAAATAGTGATAATGCTCCTTTTATGACTCAAGCTCAATATGAAGCTGCTTATCCAAACGCACCAACTGGCCCAAATAGTAGCTATACAAATATTGAAGCACAAACAGAAGTAAGGGGGTATAGTTCAGTTTTTAATTTGCAACCTACAAGAACAGCTATTATTTTATCAAGTGATACCCCAGAATTAAATGTTAACACATTTGTTATTAGGGCTCGTTTAACAGATTCTTTTAAAGGCAATCTATTTAAAGCACCAAAACCAAGTTTTCAATATTCAAACCCTACAGGGGGGACGTATTTTAGAATAGGTAGAAATGAACAAAGTTTTACTCAATCACCAGACGATTTAGAACAAAGTTTTTATGTTTTAATTAATCAAGAAGGAATGATTCTGGAAGTTTGGTCAGCAGAATGGACAATTAAGAAATTTATTAAAATTAGTTAGATGGCATTAAAAACGGTACAACTTCATTTATATATTTACGAAGGAACTTCAGGTTCTTATACTGGAACAGACTTAAAATACACTTTACAAAATTCTATAATAGGAACAGATACTAATGTATTATTTGAAATAGCTGAACTTGTGAGAGATTATTTAGATATAACATTTAATAATGATTACCTATCAAAAACAATTTGGGTTACAACAGTAGCAACTTTATTAGATGAAAACAATGTTGTATTTTCTTATGGATCACCTGAAACAAATACTTATTTGGCAACAGATGGCTATGGTTTTTTTGAAGATTCAGCAAACCCTGAATTGTCACGAAATTTATTAGTCACTTTTAATAGTATGTATTTGCCAGAAGATGTAGCAGGTAAGTTACCAATATTTGCAGAAGGTGTAGGTAAAGTTATTATAGATTCTACAACAACCCAAATAAATGATAGTGGAAACTCAAACCAAAAGATCCAATATTTAACAATTCCTGCAAACACAACTACAGTTAAAATTTATGATACAGATGATTCTACATTATTAAGAACGGTTAATGTATATAATATATGTGAACCTAAATACACACCGTATAAGATAACTTTTACAAACAAGTATGGAGCATATCAAGACCTATGGTTTTTTAAGAAAAGTGTAGAAGCTTTTAATGTAACAGACGAAAAATATAAAAGAAATACAATTAAAAATTTAACTGCTGATTATCAAAAGTATTCAGGTCAAGAAGAAAGGTATAATACTAATGCAACCAAAAGCATTACATTAAACACAGGATTTATTAATGAAGATAGTAATTCAGCAATAGAAGAATTATTCCTGTCTGAAAACATATGGATTAGATATGATAATAATACTTTACCATTAATTACTAAAAGTAAGTCTATGACCTTTAAAACTAGTTTAAATGATAAGTTAGCAAACTATACAGTAGACTTCGATTTTGCTTTTAATAAGATAAATAATGTACGTTAATGTTAAGTATTCAACTATTTATAGAAAACCAACAGGTAGATTTATATGATGACGAATCTGTAACTTTAACTCAGTCAATACAAGATGTTAAGAATTTAGAGAAAGTTTTCTCAGATTTTACAAGAACGTTTTCAGTACCTGCTTCAAAAACAAACAACAAGATATTTCAGCATTTTTATAATTATCATATTATAGGATTTGATGCTCGTAAGAAAAAACAAGCACAACTATATTTAAACAATGAACCGTTTAAAATTGGTAAGATTAAATTAGAAGGAGTATCTAAGAAAAATAATAGACCACATACCTATAGAATTACTTTTTTTGGTAATGGTGTAAACTTAAAAGATATTATTGGAGAAGATAAGCTAGATGTGTTAGATCTATTAAAAGAAGATGCTTTTAGTTTTAATTATAGTGATGCAAATGTAAAAACCTATATGTCTAATGGCTTAGATATTACTGCAAGAGGTGTTACTTATACTGATGCAATTTTGTTCCCTTTAATATCACATACAAAAAGATTAGTATATAATTCAGGTGATTCTAGTGCAAATACAGAAACTCAAAACAATATAGCTTATGAAAATGGAACACAGCACGGTCTACAATTATCACAATTAAAACCTGCATTAAGATTATACCCTATAATTAAAGCAATAGAAGCACAATATCCTTTAATAAATTTTAGCACTGATTTTTTTAATATAGATAACGAGCCTTTTTTTAATTTGTATTTATGGCTTCATAATAAAACAGGAGGTCTTTTTGCAGATGAAGGAAATGAAAGTCCAATAGGAAACTTTGGTAATATAAATGCAAAAGGCGCAGTAATTAATTTAGGAGATAACTCATTCACAACCCCACAAGCGGATCAACTAGCCTCTGGTTCAGCAAGAGGAAAGAAGCAAAGGTATCTTGATGTAACTATTGAACCTAGTGTATCAGATAAATTTACTTTTATTATTTATAACAATGGATCTGTTTTTGAAAAATATGGAGATGTTCAAAGAGACTCAAACGGAAATTATAAAATAACTCATTTAGAAATAGATGCAGGAACATATAGCTTTGCAATTGACTCAGCAACTCCGTCAACTTATGTTGTAAAAATGCAGGTTAAAATTAACAATTCAAATAAAGCATACTTTGAAGGATCTGCTTCTGTATTATCAAATGTTCAATTAAGAACTTTTAATCAATTGCCAGACATTAAGGTAATAGATTTACTTACGTCTATTTATAAAATGTTTAATCTTACATCTTTCCAAAATGATAATGGAATAATAGAAGTTAAAACATTAGATAATTTTTATGAAAACAGTACAAAGATTTGGAATATAACTGAATTTGTAGATAAGAATGAATCTAGCACAGATAGTGCATTACCTTTTAAACAAGTAGATTTAACCTACGAAGGTCTTAATAATTTCTTTGCTAAAAATCACAATGAACTTTTTAATCAAAAGTGGGGAGAATTACAATATCAATCAAGTGAAAAGTTTGAAGGGCAAATCTATAAAATAAAAATTCCATTAGAACATTTTAAATACGAAAGGTTTATTGATGTAACAGGATCAGTGACTAAAGACTTGCAATGGGGATGGAGTGCTGATATAAAACAAGGAGCATTTCTTGGAAAACCTTTGCTTTTTTATCCAATATTAAAAACAGAAACTTTTGGAGTAATTAATACAGACGGAAGTTTATCTTCTCAACCAAGTGTATTTATTCCTAGTAATTCAGTAAGAACTACAGATTCTAAAAACTTAAACTTTAATGCAGAGCCTAATGAGTTTCAGGGAAGTCCATTTAAACAAACTTTATTTAACGAATATTATAAGAATTACATTAAAGAAATATTTGATCCACAAAGAAGGCTTACGACTATTAAGGCTTATTTGCCTTTAAGCTTGTTATTGAATTATACATTAGCTGATAAAATACAGGTGTTTACAGGTTTGTATAAAATAAACAAAGTCACCACTAATTTCGAAACCCTTCAGTCTACTTTAGAATTAATAAATATAAAGTCACAAGCAGGTGATTTAATTATTAATGAACCAATAATTCCAGACAAGTTTAAACCAAATTCAGTATGTGTTACTGCAGATGATATAATAACAGGTGCAGATAATTATATAATTACTGTTGATGGTTCTTGTAATAATGAAGGTTTAGAAATAATATCTACAGATGAAGTTATTCCTAATGACATAGATACAGGAAACAATCCTCAAGTAGATGACCATTCACAGCCTATTCCAGTTACTAATGCTACAATTACTATAAATGATACGGTTACTAAAAGCACAAACACTATGATTTTAAAAGCTACTGTAGATGAATTAGGAACTTTAGGTAATGTAAAACAATTAGATGAATATGGTTTCTTTTGGTCTACTTCACAAGCTGATATGCTTATTGATGATATTACAATATTAAGGGGAATATCTTCTGTTAATGAAATTAAATTCACAACAACAGCTTTAAATGAAAGAGTTAACCCAAGAACAGTTAATGCAGGTATTACTGGTTTATCAGCATCACAAACTATTTACTATAGATTCTATGTATTTACAAACACAGATACAAATTATACTATAAAATCTGTATTAAGTAAGATGCATTCAGAAACAACTTTAAGCACTTAAATTATGATAAATAATATATTAAGATTATTAGAACTGGCAGAAGAAGAAAAATGGAAAGGAAATTACATTGACCTAGCACTAGGTAAAAACAAATATCCTGAATCAATAAGCGAAGCCTACAAACAATTTAAAAAAGCATTATGAGCCAGAAATATTCCATAGAACTAGAAGCATTAGCTAAAGATGCAATTAAACAAGTTGGACAACTAAATGCTAAAGTTGATGATCTAACTAAAGGAACAGCAGCAGCAGGAAAGGAAACCAAAAAGACCAACAAAATACTAGGAGGATTAAAGAACCTAGTAAGTGGCGGATTAGGATTAGGAATAATTATTAAATTGTTCGATGTTCTGAAGGAGACATTTATGGCAAACCAACAGGTAGCAGATCTTTTTGCTACAGGAATGGAAACCATAAGTATAGTATTTAACCAAGTAGTTGAAGCTGTAATTAAAGGTAATGGTGAATTCAATGCATTAGGTAAAGTACTGAAGAATGTTTTAAATATTGGTTTAGCACCTTTTAAATTAGCTGTAGAAGGACTTACAATTGCTTTCCTTACTGCTAAAAAAGCTTGGTTACAATTTACTGGTGGAAGCGAGAAAGAAATAGCAGAATTAACTTTAGGAATCATAAATGCTAAAAGTGAGGTTCTTGAAATTGTAGATGGTGTTGTAGATTCAGGTAAAGCTATAGTTACTAATTTTAAAGCAGCAGTTAAAAGTATAACAGATATAAGTATTTCGGCAGCTTTCGAAACTGCTAAAGCAAACGTAGAACTCAAGAAATCAGCAGAACTTGCAGCAGTTATTAATCAAGGATTGATAGAAAAGTATGATAGACAAGCAGAACAGCAAAGACAAATACGAGATGAAGAGAGAAATACCATAAAAGAAAGGGTAGAAGCAAACAATAAGCTGAACGAGATACTAGACGAACAAGAAAAATTAATGCTTAGTGGTGTTGATCTTATTATTAAATCAGCACAGGCACAATATGATAAGAATAAAAGCCAAGAAAATTTACTAGCATTAACTGAGGCTCAAAACGAGAAGATATCTGTACAGGCTCAGATAGAAGGATTTAGATCAGAACAAAAATCTAATGATTTAGCTTTAGACAGGGAGTCAATTGAGTTAACACAATCAAAGACAGATGCAGAAGCAGAACTAAATATAGCAGCTTTACAATTTAATGCAGATATAATAATAGGTGAATATGCTAAGTTACTGGCTCTTAAAGATGTTGCAGAACAAGAATATCAAATTGACTTAAAACGTTTACAGGATAAGAAGGCTTTATATAAAGAAGGTACTTTAGCTTTTCAGGAAGCACAAAATGAAATAGACGTATTAACTCAAGAAAACGGTCAGAATCAAGTTGAACTAGATAAACAAACTACTGAAGCAAAAATTGATTTAGCATCTAATGCTATGGGAGATTTAGCTTCAATCTTTGGTGAAGAAAGTAAAGCAGGTAAAGCAGCAGCTATAGCACAAACAACAATAGAAACTTATAAAGGTGCTACTAGTGCATTCGCTTCTTTGTCAGGAATACCAGTAGTTGGACCAGTATTAGGTGGAATTGCAGCAGCAGCAGCAGTTGCAGCAGGATTTGCAAACGTTAAAAAAATAGCAAGTATAGGACCCTCTGTTGGAGGTGGAAGTCCATCTCAGCCCTCAGTACCAAGATCACCAAGTTTTAATGTGGTAGGTGCAGCACCTGAGAATCAATTGGCACAAGCAATAGGAAATAAAGAGGATAAACCTCTAAAAGCCTTTGTAGTTAGCAACGAAATTACAAATCAACAGGCATTAGATCGTAATATAACAGAAGGAGCATCAATAGGATAAGATATGAAAATAGTAGAATTAATTTTAGATGAATTTGACGAATTGAATGGTATAGAAGCTATCAGTATTGTTGAGAACCCAGCAATTGAAGAAGATTTCATTGCATTAAAAAAACAGGATAAAATACAACTTGCTGAAGTAGATAAGGAAAAGAAAATACTAATGGGAGCATTGCTTGTTCCTAATAGACCTATATACAGGCAAAACGAAGACGAGGAATACTACATATATTTTTCAAGGGAAACTGTCTCTAAAGCATCCCAAAAGTACTTAAAGAGTGGAAACCAAAAGAACAGCACACTCGAACACCAAATGAATATTCAAGGATTGACTTTAGTAGAAAGTTGGATCAAGGAAGATATGGTACACGATAAATCTGCTAAGTATAATATGGATGTTCCTTTAGGAACTTGGATGGGTACTGTAAAGGTTGACAATGATGAGATCTGGAATGACTATGTTAAGACTGGATTAGTAAAAGGATTTAGTATTGAAGGATACTTTGCTGACAAAATTGAGAAACCTCAAGACACAGGTTTAAAGGAAGAATTAGTTGCTCAGGATAGACTAGATAAATTAAGAGACTTTTTTGAAAAGAAAGAGTTAGAACAGGAAGACCTGAAGGAACCTTGTTGGGCAGGTTATGAAATGATAGGTTTTAAAATGAAGAATGGTAAGAGCGTTCCTAATTGTGTGCCAATAAAATGAAAGAGTATAACGACAGAAGAATACCTTCACCAAGAGGAAGGAAACGTGGATGTTTATGCAAAGATGGTATTACTTATTCCAAGAAATGCTGTGATGGTAGCTTTGATGCACAAGGAATAGGAAATATTACCAAAACATCTTAGTAAAATAATTTGAAAATACAAAATATATTAAATTAATCGTAATAATAACAAGACCAGAAATATGGAACCATCAGTAAGAGTAGTAATGGAAAAACTTAGTAAACCAAAAACTGAGTTAAAAAATGTTAAGGTAGATTTAACTAAAAAAGATCAATTAGAAGAACTTCGAAAGACTTCTGGGAATATGTGGATAGATACTGTAACAGAGGCAGCAGCAGTTGACAGAGAATTTAGAAAAGTTAATACATCGAATAAAAAAATCCAAGATAAACTTCAACAAAACAGAAAGGAAGCTTCAAAAATAGCTAACGATATGAGGGCTGCATATAAAATGTTAGATGAAACACCCCCAAATTACATTGATACATATGTTGATGACATTTCAGATATGGTAAATAAAACACCTGTATCAAATCTTGCAAATATTTTTCCAAAATAATATAAATCAAATATGAAAGCGACAGATATGTTAAATAAAGTAAAAGAGATCATTGGAGTTGAGGCTTCAGAAAAGATCAAATTATCACAAGCTACCTTAGAAAATGGTACTGTGATCGAATCAGAAGATTTTGCTATTGGTAGTGAAGTATTCATTGTAACTGAAGATGAGAGAGTACCGTTACCAGTAGGTGACTACACTCTAGAAGCAGGTGAATCTTTAAAAATTGAGCAAGAAGGAATCATTGCATCTATTGGTGCAGTAGAATCTTCTCCAGAAGTAGAAGAAGAAGTGGCTGCTGAAGAAAATCCAGAAGAAACTCCTGATCAACCTAAAGAAGAAATGGGTTATGCTACAAAAGAAGAACTTGAAGAAGTTAAAAAAGTAGTTGAAGAAATTAAAGCTATTCTTTTACCTAAAGACGGTCAAGAAGTAGAAGAAGAAATGAGTGATGGAAGTGGATCAGTTAAGTCAGAAAAAACAACAACTGAAACAGTATATGCAGAAGAGCAACAATTAAAAGAGGAGTTAGCAAAACCTGCAGCAAATCCTATCAAGCACAATCCAGAAAAAGAAACTGTTAAGAAAAAACTATTGTATTCTCAAAAAAGATCGAATAGTACACTTGATAGAGTAATGAATAAAATATCAAACTTTAATAATAAATAAAAATGGGAACAACAACAACAACAAGTAACAGCGTATTACGAGCAAGATCAAAGCAAGAAACTTTGACAACTACTCAAGATATTAGTATTAATGATGCAGGTGTAGAATTTAACATTGCAACAGATGCAAAGGTTATGACCCTTCCTACAATTTCAGCAGAAAACATTGGTGCTGAATTTACATTTCGTAACACAGGTGCAGATGGTAATAACATTATTACTATTAGTCCTGCTGCTACAGATGCAATTCACGGAACTATTGCTGCAGTATCTTCAGGTGGTGTAAACAACAAAGATTGGATCAATACTAAAGCATCTGCAAACAAAGGTGACTGGGTTACTCTTAAGGCAGTAGCTTTAACAGACTGGTACATTACAGGCGGTGACGGAGTTTGGGCATCTGAATCATAATAATTAATTAATAAAAGAAATATAAAATGGCAACAACTAATTCGATAACAACTACTTACGCAGGTGAATTTGCAGGTGAATACATCTCTGCTGCACTTTTAAGTGGTACAACTTTGGACAACGGTTTAATTACTGTAAAACCTAATATTAAATTTAAAGAAACTCTTAAAAAAGTATCTAGTGATGACATAGTAAAAGATGCAACTTGTGACTTTGATCCGACATCTACTTTGACATTAACAGAACGTGTAATTCAGCCTGATTTTCAGCAAGTGAATTTACAATTATGTAAAGCAGACTTTCGTTCTGACTGGGAAGCTGTAGCAATGGGCTATTCAGCTTTTGATAACTTACCCCCATCTTTTGCTGACTTTTTAATAGGTCACGTGGCTTCTAAAGTAGCACAAAGAACAGAGCAATCAATTTGGAATGGTGCTGCTGCAACTCAAGGCCAGTTTGGTGGATTCACAGAATTAATGACTGCTGATGGTGACGTTACAGACGTAGGTGCTGTAGGTGGTGGTGTTACTGCTGCAAATGTTATCGCTCAATTAGGAGCAGTAGTTGATGCGGTTAGTTCTAACCTTTACACTAATGAAGATATGTTTATTTACGTTTCACAAAATATAGCTAGAGCATATGTAAGAGCTTTAGGCGGATTCTCAGTAGCAGCAACTTCAAATGCAGGTACAGGAGATCAAGGTACTCAATGGTATGCAGGTGGAGCATTAACTTTTGACGGTATGAAAATAGCTGTAGCAAATGGTTTAGCTGACAATACTATGGTGGCTGCAGAAAAGTCTAACTTATACTTTGGTACTGGATTACTAGCTGATCATAATGAAGTAAAAGTAATAGATATGGCTGATATTGATGGATCTCAAAATGTACGTGTTGTAATGAGATTTACAGCAGGAGTACAATACGGAATTGGATCGGATATCGTTCTTTATTCTTAGGAATTAATTAACCAATTAAAAGGGTGGGTAAGCCAGTTGTGCCTATTCACCTTTTTTTTTTAAAAACATATAAAAATGGCGTGTGATTTAACAAGAGGTAGAAAAGAACCGTGCAAGGATGTTGTAGGTGGATTAAAGAATGTTTATTTTGTTGACTTTGGTGATTTGGGTACTGTGACTTTAACCGCAGACGAAATTACTAATATGACAGGAACTTCGGGAGACTTAACAGCATTTAAGTACGAATTAAAAGGAAGTAGCAGTTTAGAACAAACTGTAACATCTTCAAGAGAAAACGGAACAGTATTTTTCGAGCAGACTTTAAATTTAAGTTTGCATAAATTAACTAAAGAAGACAATGCTGAGTTAAAATTATTAGCATACGGTAGACCACATATCGCAGTTGAAGATTATAACGGAAATGTATTTATGATGGGCTTAGAAAACGGTGCTGATGTAAATGGTGGTACAATTGTAACTGGTGCAGCTATGGGAGATATGTCAGGATATACTTTGACATTTGCTGCTCAAGAAAAAGCACCTGCAAACTTTATGGATTCAGATACTAAAGATGTTGACTTCCCATTTAGTGTAACGGACTACGCAGGATTGACTGGAACAATTACGATTACTTTAGGTACGAACGCATAGTAAATTTTTCATTTTGATTAAATTGGGTAGCAGAAATGTTACCCTTTTTTATTATACGAACTTATTGTTCGCATTAACATTTTACTTTTACATTAGATCAAGGAAAGACTTTGATATTAATTTTTAAATTTATGTTATGACTTACAATAATAATCACATTCAAGAATATTTAAACTGTAAAGCTAAAGTTGAAGAACTTTTAGCTAGTATAGACTCTACTTCTGTTTACGGAAAATTAATGGGAAAAGAGAATGAAGTTTTAGTAGAAATATTAGAAGCTTATATAAAATTAATGAAAAAAATGTCTTGGCAACAGGAGCATTCTAAAATGAGGTAATAATTAAATTGGGTAGCAGAAATGTTACCCTTTTTTTTTACAAGATTATTTATTAATTTCGTTATACTGATATGAAAGTATTAACTACAAGTGGATCGACTCAAACATTTAAAGTTATTCCTAGAGAATATGTCACAACAGCAACAGCAGTACTAACTGATGACAGTACAAAGACAGTTAAAACTTACAGCAGTATAAATTGTACAACTTCAGGTAATCATTTGTCAGTACCAATTACTTTTAATCCTGTTTTAGTTGAAGGTAGATATTACGATCTTGTTTTAAAAAATACTGCTAATAAAATTATATATTTAGATAAAATATTTTGTACAGTTCAAGGTGTAAATCAAGAATTAAATCAGGAGTACACAATTAACAAGAACGAATATACATCAGACACCAGTTTTGATAACGACTTTATTATTATATGAAAAAATTAGGAATAGTAAACCTCAGTAATTATAGTTCTCCAGAAATAAAAGAGATAAAGAATAAAGACTGGATTTTTTACGGTGAAGATAACAATTACTATCAGTATTTAATTGACAGATATAACGGTAGCCCTACAAACAATGCTATTGTAAATGGACTTTCTCAAATGATTTTTGGTAAGGGACTAAATGCAACAGACAGCAATAAAAAACCTGATCAGTATGCACAAATGGTATCGTTATTTAAAAAAGATACAGTAAGAAAATTTTGCTACGATCTTAAACTAATGGGTCAATGTGCGATACAAGTCATTTATTCTAAAGACAGGACCAAGATAGCACAAGTAGAACATTTACCAATTGAAACAATAAGAGCAGAAAAAGTAAACGAAGATTCAGATGAAGTTGAAGGTTATTACTATTCAGCAGACTGGTCTAAGTTAAAGCCAATGGATAAGCCTAAAAGAATTCCTGCATTTGGAAAGTCTAAAGAAGATATAGAAATTATTTGTGTTAAACCATATAGAGCAGGATTTTATTACTACAGTCCAGTAGATTATCAAGGTGGCTTACAATACGCAGAATTAGAAGAAGAAATAGCTAACTACCATTTAAACAATATTAAGAATGGACTAGCTCCTAGTATGTTGATTAATTTTAACAATGGTATTCCTAATGAAGAAGAAAGAGAGTTGATTGAACAAAGAATCTATGACAAGTTTAGTGGATCTTCATCAGCAGGAAAATTTATACTTTCATTTAATGACAATACAGAGACAAGTGCTTCATTAGAACCAGTTCAGTTAAGTGACGCTCATAACCAGTACCAGTTCCTTTCGGATGAATCGTCTAAGAAGATACTAGTAAGCCACAGGATCGTCTCTCCGATGCTTTTTGGTATAAAGGATAACACGGGACTTGGAAACAACGCAGAGGAGCTTAAAACGGCTTCTATATTGTGCGACAATGTGGTAGTAAAACCATTTCAGGATCTATTAATTGATAGTTTTGATCAAATTCTAGGATTCAACGGTATTGCTTTAAAACTTTACTTTGAAACACTACAGCCATTAGAATTCACAGATATGGAAGGTGTTACTGATAGTGATGTAATAGAAGAAGAAACTGGAGTAAAGATGTCCTCACAACAAGTTCAGTTTGATGATGATGAAATGTACAATTTGCTGAAACAATATGGTGAAGATGAAGATTTAGATAAATGGGAATTGGTTGATGAACGTGAAGTTGATTATGATCAAGAAGAAGTTTTAGATAAAATGATAGGATTAGCTAGAGCAGGAACAGCAAAGCCAAACTCAAAATCTAAACAAGACAAAAAGGTAAGAGGAGTTGAATTTAAAGTTCGATATAAATACAGTCCAGAAAGTGTGTCTTCCAACAGCAGAGAATTTTGTAAAAAAATGGTAGCTGCTAAAAAACTGTATAGAAAAGAAGACATAATTGCAATGGGTAGTCAGGCAGTCAACAAGGGTTGGGGACTAAACGGAGCAGCAACATATTCAATATGGCTTTACAAAGGTGGAGGGGCTTGTCATCATAAATGGCTAAGACAAACTTTTAAAGGAAAGACTGAAGGTAATATTGCTAATGTAGATCCGAACATATCTACAAATAAATCAAGAAAAGATGGATTTAATCCAGTTAACGAAAGGGAAGTATCTATGAAACCAAAAGATATGCCGAATCAAGGATTTGTAAATAAATAAGAAATGGCTACAGCATTATTCATATCGAGAACAGATTTAGTAAAAAATACAGTATTAGATGGAAACGTTGATACTGATAAATTTATTCAATTTATTAAAATAGCACAGGAGATCCATATTAAAAACTATATGGGTTCGGAATTGTACAATAAAATTTCAACTGATATAATTGGAACTGGTGGTGCATCACTTACAGGAGCATATTTACTATTGGTTAATACCTATATACAGCCTATGTTGATACATTATGCAATGGTGGACTATTTACCTTTCGCAGCTTATCAGATCAAAAATGGTGGGGTTTTTAAACATATAAGTGAGAATTCTGAAAGTGTTGACAAGTCAGAAGTTGATTATCTTGTAAATAAAGAGAGAGAATTTGCAGAATATTATACAAGAAGAATGATAGATTACGTTACATTTCATATAAGCGACTATCCAGAATACAACACAAATAATAATGAAGATGTTTATCCTGATAAAGACAGTTTATTTAATGGATGGGTACTTTGAGAAAAAATATATATAAGCCTAAAGAAAAAAATGTAGTTAAATTAAAAAACTATATTAAAAAAATAGAAAAAAATGGCAAATGATATAGACTTCGGTTATATTTACGACATAAGTTGGTGGGGTGCTGTGAATGAGGCAAATGGATGGGGAATTATTTATCCTTTTAATGCTGATAATTCAAATTTTAGAGCAGACACTACGTTGGTTTCGGCAGACAACACAAAATATACCGCAGATAAAACAAATTTTTAATATATAACTAAATGGCAAAACAGACAATTAATTTAGGCACGACAGCAAATGATGGTACAGGAACACCTCTGCGAGAAGCCTTTGATATGGTAAATGACAACTTTACGGAGTTGTACACAGATGATGCAGGAGATGTTAATTCAATAACAGCAACCGCACCTATTGTAAGAGATTCAGCAACAGGAGCAGTTACAATATCTTTAGCTAACGCAGGAGTAACACTTGCTAAAGTGCAAAATGTAGCAGCTAATTCACTTTTAGTCCGTGATGCTAACAGTAGTGGAGTATTGACTGAAAAAGCATTAGCAACTACACAAATACTTATAGGTGATGGAACTGGAATGACTGCTGCAGCTTTAAGTGGTGATGCTACAATGACAAATGCAGGAGTAGTTTCAATAGGAGCGGATAAAGTTATTACGGATAAAATCTTAAATTCAAATGTAACAACTGCTAAAATAGCAGACGATGCAGTTACAACTGATAAATTGGCTAACGCAATTAACTCAGCAATTACTGCTAACACAGCTAAATTAACAAACGCAACCCATACAGGAGACGTAACAGGCGATGGTCTTTTAACAATAGGAACTGGAAAAGTAGTTACCAGTAATATCTTAGATGACAATGTTACTCACGATAAATTGGAAGGTAGGTATACTGCTTTACAAACGATCACAACGACTAGTGGAACTATAAACTTAGCTGCTCAAACTTATGCTGCTTTTAATTTCACAGGTAATGTTGCAACAGCTACTTTTAATATACAAAACATAAAAAAGGGACAAGTTATTGATATTCTTTTAAGCGGAACAAATAGTAGTGCTGTGATTACTTTAGCAGATGATTTTTCAACTTCTGCAATTAATAAAGTAGGAACAACGGAATTAGATCAATCTGCAAAAAATATTATTCAAGTTCTTTGTGTAGATGACACGGACAACGCAGCTATTTTAACTTACGCAATTGCAACGTTTGCAGTTGATACAACACCATAAATTATGAAAGCAATAAAAATAGGAAATAAAATAAAACAATACGGAACAATTCCTAAGTCTTGGAATAATGTAATTGGAGGATTCCATTTAATGTCAACCGCAGAACATCAAGCAGCAGGATTTTATGATGTTGTAATACCTGAGTATAATTCAGCAACTCAAAACACAACGAATTTAATTTGGAATAATAGTGCAAAGGTTTTCACATACTCTGTTGTGAATAAGACTTGGAGTGAAACGGTAGCGGAATTAAAAGCAGAAAAAATTGAAGAACTTAAAAATATCTACAACAGAAAACTAGTTCAAACAGACTGGTACATTATAAGAGCCCAAGAAGGTACGGATGCACCTCAAAGCATTATAGATTCTAGGTCTGGATTAAGAACCGAATGTGCAACAAAAGAAGGAGAAATTTCTGCACTTACTACAAAGGCATCAATTGCATCTTATTCTTTACCAAATTTAAACTAAATGGGTTTTAATAAAAAGTTTTTTACTACCGCAGGAATTGTAGCTTCTTCTCCTAGTGGATCATCTGGAGACATTACAAATATGTCTTTAAGTGCCACAAAAACAATTACGGCAGGTAGTCAAGGAAACCCTCGTGGAATATTTATGTCGGTAGATGGTACTAGAATATTCACTTCACACAAAAGTAGTGGACAAAATTGGTTTAATCAATATAATTTCGGAACTGCCTTTGATGTTTCAACTATAACAACCGTACAAAAAACATTTCAAGAGACACAAGCTTCAATTCCAGATTATCTGACTGGACTTTGCACAAGCAATGATAATAGTTGGATTAGTTTTGACCCTTATTCAACGAATAACTATTACAGAAGACCTTTTGGAACCGCAGGAGACCTTTCAACACTTGGTACTTTAGGTACAGGCTCTTGCTCAAGGGGAGGCGGTGACAGAGTTTCAGCTTCTCAATGTGTTTCCCACGATGGAACTAAATTATTTATAACATCAACTTATAATATTAGAAGATACACCTTAAATACTCCTAATGATTTTTCATCTCAGGGAACTGGCTGTGGTACTACCTATTCAAGTGGTGGAATTGTGACTGATATGGGGGCTTCTTGTCGTGGTATAGGATTTAATTTAAACGGAACTAGAATGTATGTCTTTGGCGATAATAGAATTATGGGTCAATATGATTTATCAACTGCTTATGATCCAAGTACAAGATCAAACTTCTTAAAAAAAGATTTGTCCTCTGTTATAAGTACTAATGGCACTATGAGGTGTGTACAACTTAATTTAGACGCATCGCACCTTTATGTTTGTATGACAGAATCTAAACAAATTCACGATTTTACATTGTAAATAATGGAAGATTTGAAAATAGGACTTATTAATGTTTCAGCTTTGGCTTTATCAATAAGCAAAGCAAATCCTATACTTCAAACGATAAGTTTAAGCCTTGCAATAGTATTTACAATAATATCAATCTATAAGAAAATTAAGAAATGAATTTACCAAAAAACGGTGTAGCAAAAGAGATCCGTTCATATAGCGGAGCATTATTAATCTTCTTTTTTATTGTTGCATTAGTAGTAGTGTTTATTCAATACCCTGTACTAGACTCGAACAAAGAAGTTGTAATGATGTTGGTAGGTACTCTCTCTGCTTCTTTAGCTATGGTTATATCAACAATTACAGGATCAAAACCAGACGATATAAATGCTCTTAAAAGCAAACTAGATAGTAAAGAACAAACGATTGAATCTCTTACTAAAAGCAAAGACGAATACGAAGCAATGATTATTAAACTACAAAAGGATATGTTAAAAAATCAGGATGATATGTTTGATAAATTTATATTGAAACAAGCAATGGACTTTGACGATAAAAAAAATAAATAAATTATGATAAAAATAATTGGTATATTAGTGTTAATATCAGCAGGATTAGTTGTGTTAACTTACAACGGTGTTTTTAAAGACAAAGATAAAGATGGAATTCCTGATGTTATTGAAGATAATGTAGAAGAACTAAGAAAAAAAATTAAAAAGAAAATTTCAAATAACAAAAAATGAAAGAGCCTAAAATTTGTCAATGTGGAAACACAACAAATGCTAACGGATATTGTGACGGAACTCATCTTAAATAAATATGTTACATTTTGAATCGTATGAATTTGACTCGCCTGATCTCCAGAACTCTGGCATTAATATGGATCATAGTTTTTTGCAGATGCTCGATGACGCACGTGGTATTGCAGGGATACCCTTTAAAATTACCTCTGGCTACAGAACAAAAGAAAGAAATGAATTGGTGGGAGGTGTTTCCAACTCAAGTCACCTTGTCGGAAAAGCTTCAGACATTGCCATTGGAAATGGTTCAGAAAGATACATTATTCTTAATGCCCTTATCAAAGCAGGATTCCGTAGGTTGGGAGTTGCAAAAACTTTTATCCATTGCGACAATGACGAAAGTAAACCAAATTCAGTCTGGACATACTAGCACCGTAGGAAACACACTATGGATAAGAAAAAATTCAAAGATACACAAGTAGGTAAATTTCTTTTAAATAAGATACCTGATGTAGTTGGTGCTATTGCAGGAAATACTCCAGTAGGATCAGTAATACAGGCTATTATAGGTGGCTCAGATATGAGTGATTCCGACAAACAAATAGCTTTAAAAAAACTTGACATAGAACGTGCGGAAATAGATGGTACTACTCGTAGATGGGTAGCTGATTCTAGAAGCGGTTCTTGGCTATCTTCTAACGTAAGACCTTTGACATTGGTATTCTTGACCGTAAGTTATGTAATCGGTTGGTATATGGGTTATCCTTTAGACTCAATTACTGGGCTGCTTAGTATTGTAATTGGTGGATACTTTGGATCTAGAGGAGTAGAAAAGGTATTCGGTAACAATAAACACCAGTAATCGTTTAATTTTTTTTCATTACTTTTATTATTAATTAAATTAGAAGAATGACAGACAAAAGTACTATTAGAGACTTAGCAGAAAAAATAGCACAAGATTTTGCTTTAAGCATTAAAGAAAGGACTGATGAATTACTTAGGATTGATTGTGATCAATATACTAAATTAGGAATTGATAGTACTAAATCAGAAATTACTAAAGTAAAGTCAGACAGTAAGTTTATATATAAACAACTAAAAACCGTTGATGATGAAATTGGTACTATGTTATTAAAGGCTTTAGACTAGCTTTATTACATAAGTATTAGTATTACTATAGTAGTATAGTATTACTATAGTATAATAAAACCTTTTTTTTATTCTATCCAAATTAAATGGCAAAAAAATTATCACGTTCTAAAATAGTTAAGAAATTAGACACAATTTTTAGCAGATACATTAGATTGAAAAATGCTGATCATTCAGGATATTGTACTTGTGTTACTTGTGGCAGAGATTATCATTTTAAATCAATTCAAGCAGGGCATTTTATGAGTAGAAAACACTATTCAACAAGATGGGATGAAAAGAATGTTTATCCTCAATGTTTCGGCTGTAATGTTATGCAGCAGGGAAAGCAATTTGAATTTAGTATATTCTTAGGTAAAAGGACCAGTAATAAATTACTTCAATTAAGCAAACAAACTGTTAAGTTTACAGATTCAGATCTTGAAGAAAAAATAAGTTATTATAATAAACTTGTAAATGATTTAGATTTAAACTACATTTGAATTCTTTGTAAGTGTAATTGTTTTTTACTTTGTTTGAAAAGGGGTCTTATTAAATTAGGATCCCTTTTTTGTTTTATTAAAAATTATTAGTATCTTTATAAAAACAACAATTAATATGATAGCACTAGTAGACTTTTTAACTAATGACGATCTTGCTGAATTAATAAACAACAAGGAATTGTTAGACGGAACTAGGAATGCCGCAAAGGCTGAACTTTCTAAACGTGTAGAAATTAAATTTTCAAAAAATGACTTATAACGATGATCTTATTCGATTACTTAAAACAGAAGTAGAATTCTTAAGGACTAAGGTTTTAGATCTGGAAATCAAATTAGAAACAAAAACAAAGACAGAGTATGAAAACAGGTAAAATTACATTTATAACACCAAAAGGCAAAGGTAAACCCTTTTTCGATCAGGTAAAAAAAGAAGAGATTCAACTTGATAAACATTTAGTAGGATTTGCTGACGGTACTGAGTACACTTTTTCTGCTGTAGGGGAATTTAAATTTTCAGTAGGAACAGAAATACAGTTTGAGGTATCAAACGAACAGTATAAATTTGCAAAAGGAGCAAAGGGTTTGGAACAACCAATTCAAGTAGTTAGTAACATACGCTCTATAACTCCACAAATGACCCCTAAAGGATCTTTTACAACAAATGACTCCATACTATTACAGGTTTGTTATAAAGAGAATATGGCAGCTTATGCGAAAGATAAGAGAGATGTAGTAATACAAAACACAGTAGAAGATTATAAATCATTAAAACAATTTTTAAATCAATTATAAAATGGAAAATAAATTAGCAAAAGGATTTTACGTAAGTAAAGGAAATGTAGATTGGAAACCTGCGGTAGTAGGATGTAAGATAGATGAAGCAATTGCAGAACTTCAAGAAATGAAACAATATGCAAATGAAAGAGGATTTGTAAACTTAGATATCTGTATTTCTAAAGACGGAACAAAACTGTATCCAACTTGGAATTTATACAATGCAAAACAGGAACAGGTAAGTGCTTCTCAGCATTCGCCAGATAGAGACGATCTACCGTTTTAATTCTGACACGTTAAAACCAAAAGGAGAGTAGCATTAATTTGTTACTCTTTTTTTTTCCCTTACATTTAAAAAAACTTACAAAGATGATAATAAACTTTAGTGATCATATTGAAAAGCTTCAAATGGTTAGATCAGGTAAAATTAAAGAAGGCTTAAAATTAGACATACCTGAAATAGATGAGCATTTTAGATTTAAAACTTCAAACTTTAATGTAATTCTCGGACACGCAAACACAGGTAAGACAACTGTTATTTTATACTTAATGTTGTTGTACTCAATTAAACACAATTTAAAATGGTTAGTATTTAGTAGTGAAAATGAACCCTACACTTTAATGAAAAAGATGATAGAATTTATGGAGGGTAATGTCATCAACAAAATAGAAGAAAAACATTTCAAGAATAGATCAGAATTTATAAATGAGCATTTTAAGTTTATTGATCCTCAAGAATTATATAGTTATAAAAATATTTTAGATTTAGCTACTGAATTAAAAAAGGCTTGGAATTATCAGGGCTTGTTAATCGATCCATTTAATTCGTTAATAAAAGACAAAGATTTATCTAGGACTCATAACGGACACGAATATGATTATTTTGCTACTAGTGAAATGCGGGTATTTTGTAAGAAAAATCAAATAAGTTTATGGCTAAACACTCACGCAAATACAGAAGCATTAAGAAAGAGGCATTCAGACAGACACGAATATGCAGGGCATCCAATTCCCCCAATGGCAAGTGATGTAGAGGGTGGAGGTAAATTTGTAAATCGTGCTGATGATTTCATTGTTATTCACAGGTATATTCAACATCCAACAGAATGGATGAATAGCTTGATTCACGTTAGAAAAGTAAAGGATGTGGATACAGGGGGTCGACCGACATCAATTGATAGCCCTATAGTGCTTAGATCAGTAAAAAATAACGTAGGATTTGAAATAAATGGAAAAAATTTACTAGATTTACCTAAGAGAGTACAAACAGACCTACCGTTTTGATAAATTTTAATATAAATAACACTCAAGTTAATATTCAGTTAGTCCCTATTTACGGACTTTCAGTTGGAATTTTATATTATAACCCTAATTTAGAACCAGATCCAGAGGATTTAGAAGAAGATGAGTTTTACGAACAAATTACTTTTATGTTTTGTGTATGTGGTATTCATATTACTTGGTTTCGAATATGAAATCTACTTTAGAGATTGTAGCAGAACAGCATAATGATTGGATAAGAATTGTTAAAAGTTTTGGCTGCAACTTTGAAACCGCAGAAGACATAGTTCAAGAAATGTACATTAAAATTCACATTCTAGTTTCTAAAGGAACAGATGTTATGTACAATGAAACAGAAATAAATCACTATTATATTTTTCGTACCCTAAGATCTTTATTTATTGATCTGACTAGAAAACAAAGTAAGATAAAAATTGTATCTCTTACGGATTCTAACGGTAAACCTATTGAAGAATTAATGAAACAACCTGAGTACAACGAAATTGATGATGTAGAAAAATTCTATGAAATGGTTAATAATGCTCTAGACACTTTCCATTGGTATGATGAAAAAATTTATAGATACATAGAGGGTGGTGAATCTATTAAAGGCCTGTCTGATAAAACAACGATTAGTTATTATTCGGTTTACAATACTTACAACAAGGTTAAAAAAAGATTAGAAAAATTAATTAACAGGAACATAAATAAACAGCTATGAGATTAGGAGATTTAGTAGAAAAGATTTTTTATTACTCAGGTATAAAATGGCTACATAATAAAATATGGTTTGACTTATTAGGTAAGAAAAATTGTAAATGTGATGAAAGAAAAAATATGTTAAACAAAATTAAAATATCTAGGAATGGCTAAGATTAAATTAACAGCACAAGACTATAAAAAATGGCAAAACTTTAAGTCTAGTAACAGTAATACTCTAGATGAAGGTGAACAGAAATTTTTAGCAAGATTACATTCAGAATACTTTAACCACCAATATCACGTTCCTTGTACCTGTAGTCCTAAAACTTATAATAACTGGATACAAGACATAAATAATTTGTACAATAACGGACAGTAATGGATATTGAAGGTGTACATAAACTCGAAAAAGCAGTAATACTATTTTTTAATACGTTTAGTGGATGGGACCTAGAATGGTGTGGTGGTGGATTTGAACACTATGATGCTGTTGGTGCTACTCCTAAAGGAAAGGAATGCGTAATGGAGATGAAATTTCGCAACAAGTACTACGAAGATAAAATGTTAGAACAATATAAATATGATCAGCTAATGAAAATGCCTAGTGATTTAGTTAAGTTGTATTTCATAAATGATCCTAAGGGAAACTATTTGTTCTGGTTAAATAATATGGAATTACCTAAACCAGTTGATATGTGGTGTCCAGATACTACACTTTGGACCAAGAAAAAGGTAACTAAACCTTGTTACTTATTACCAGAAAATCACGCTTCAGAAATAACTTACAATACTATGTAACTTATTAACAATTTTTAGTATCTTTACTATATGGATATTAAAAAGTATATGATGAGAGAAAAATTTGATGTCTTAGAAGACGTTGATTTAAATACTGCATTACTTACTATGCAGGAGATTGTACTGAAATGGTACAAGGCAAAGCCTGAAAACCCCGACTTAGTATCTCTGAAAGATGCTGCTATTGTTTTGACTAGGATATGTAATAAACTTAGTTATGAAAAAAAACTGTATCATTTAACGATTTCAGAATACAGATCCGATAAACTTCGAGCAATAGAAAGGGCTAGATCAGCAGAAAAACAAACTTAATACAAAGAACAAATGAAAGAACCAAAATTTATTGAAGACTTACAAAAAACAATTGATGTTAATAGCAACCCTATGCCAGTAGGTTATTATAATTTACTGATTAGTATTAGAGATCTAGAATGGTATTCTAAAGGATTAAGACCTCACAGAAATTGGAGAATAACTGATGTTAAAAAATATTTTGGCATCTCAGGTAGTGCCATTAAAATGGTAGCAAAATTAAGAGACATTAAAAAACATATGAACAATGAAAAATAAAGAACTTATTAAACATTATCAATCAGCAAATACAAGAAATTCTAAAAGAGCAGGTAGGGCAATGGGAAAAATTTGTTTTCTTAAAGAACAGGTTTATGGTTTAGATTTAACTGATTCTGAAAAATCAAGTTTATATATAGACTTAACTTATGTATACAATAAATTAAACGAAATAGAATTATGAAAAAACAAGAAAGACACTTCCACAAATCCTTTTATGAGATTTTAGAAAAATGCACTAAAGCAGAATTAATAACTAGATTAGAAGATTCAGACAAACAAGTACGACAAGAAAGATGGAAACTAGATATGCCTAGTGAATATCAAATTATAATTTATAAAAACAAAAAAGAAGTACAGTCGTTAGAATTTACTTGGGATGATTGTGAACACGGTGCAAGATGGGATGAAGTTAAAGACCTTGAACATTCTTTAATGAATGCATATCAAGACTACGAAAGCATAGTAGAAAGTGTTATTATAATTAAAAACGATTGGGATGAAAGACGATAAAATTCATATAGATGGCAAAGGATAGGTTTAGCAATCAAAAAAGATCTGTCTATGATTCAGATTTTAGATATGGAGTTAGTTATAAAGCAGGAGCAGATACAGGTCGTAAGCCATTAACAGAAGAAGCTGTCGTATGGTTGAAGAATTTACTTAAAAAAACATTATCGTATGAAGATTATGAATTTGTAAAATCTGTATGCAAAATGGGCAAAATGCCAACTGTTAAGCAAAGAAATAAATTAAAACTAATATGGAAAAAAAAACACATTAATAAGATATGGAAAAGAAAGTAGAGACTATTAAATTATTAGATGGAACTGTTTGGAATAAAGCAGAGTTAATCAAAAAAATGGATGATGATGAATTTTATTATAATGTTTGCGGTAAGAATATGTTAAGCAGTAGCATAGCAAAAACTTTGTTGCACTCCTATAAGAAATTTGTAAAAGAATTAAAATGGGGTACTAAAGAAACTCAGGCTTTACGAGATGGTTGGTTATTTCATACAGCTATCCTAGAACCTCACGTTTTTGAAGCACAGCAATTTATTGATATAAAGGGAAGAACGACTAAAGCATTCAAAGAAGCAGAAATAGAATACGGAAAGTGTTTTACTGTTGCAGAAAGAACAAGTGCAGAGCGTTTAGCGGATGGATTCCTTATGAATAGCAAATTAGTATCTGTTTTAAAAAACGCAGAATTTGAAGTTGCAATCGCAGGGAATGTAATGGGAATGCCTTTTCGTGGGAAAGCAGATATTATTACTGAAACTGGGCAGATCATAGATCTCAAGACAACGATTAACATAAAAAACACTAAATGGGCTTTTAAAGATTTTAGTTATGATTTACAATGTTTTATATATTGTAACTTATTTGGAATATCTTACAAGGATTTTAAATTTATAGCTATTGATAAAGGGACACTAGTTCCTAAATGGATAGATGTATCGGAAGAATTTTATCTAACTGGTGAGCAGAAGTGTGAAGCTGCAGTTAAAGAATACAATGATCACAAGGACACAGATTTAAACGAATATTTATTATATGAAACAATTTAAAACAGAAATAGATAAGAATTTTTTGTTTGCTCAGGAAAC